GCTTTCCCATTGTAACATCTACTCTATCGAGACGTTCGTCCATCCGTTCAAGAGTTTTCCCGACCATTCCCATGCGATTGTCGAAATGTTCCTTGAAGAGATCAAGCTTCTGATCGATCAAGTCGTATGTCTGAACGGGCTTCTTTGGCATTCGCTCGGCTCCCTATTTCACTCGTCGTAAAGTCTGCTGCCAAACTTCGGTGCCGGCATCGCCGATTCAGTCTTCTCGTCCCCTTTCGGAGCCTGGTGGCGTCCAAGCGCCTTGATCCTCTTGTCCGGAGAGGCGAGCCCTCCGACCATAGTGTAGACCGCCAGTCGGTCTTTGTCGTCCTCGTAGATGCCACGGTGCACCATCGCCTTGCCAGTCATGGCGGCAAGGGTGTCCAGCCCACCCTCGATGGCGCCCATGAGACCTGGAGCAGATTCAAAGATGCTCTTACCACCAAGGACGATCGCGGCGGCGTGGGTGGCCGTACGAAGATCGAATCCCTCAGCGAGGAGGGTCTTCTCAAGGTTCCCGCGGATGGCTGAGGAGATGCCGTTGGCATCCTTCAAGTCGCGCACTGAGGTCACACCCATGATCATGCACCCGCCGGCGCGCATGAGAGAACCGTAATCGGCCGCGTCGAACGTGGTGTATGGCGTATCCTTGGTGGGGATCAGGTTGAAGACGTGGAAGAGTCCGGCCACGGTCGCGTTGACGGTGGGCCAGAACTCCTTCACGGTCAGCTTCGGGTACATCTTCTGGATCTTGTCGTTGTCGACGAAGATCAGCGGGCTGATAAGCTTCTCTTTTGCGAACTTGCAGAGAGCATCGGCCAGGAACTGGGCATTCTTGGCGACGTTCGGAGAAGCGCATTCACCATTGGTCGGAAGCGACATGACCACCCCGACCTTCTGGTCAACGTCATCGATTCCCATGGAGACGAGGTACTTCTTGGCCGTCTCGATCAGGACCAGGCTGGATCCGCCACCTGAACCACCGCCGGCACCGATGCAGATGAAGATGTGATCGATCTGTCCGAACTTCTTCTTGACGAGCTCGAAGATCTGTTGCTGGGCCTTAGCGGCAGCCTCCTCTCCGACTCTCATGTCCTTCCCAGCTCCCTGCTCTCCCGCGGAGATGAGGACTTTCTGCTCATCAGGGAGCGTGAGGCTGGCGAGGTCCTGCTTCGCGGTGTTGACACAGATTGTCTTCCGGTATCCGAGCTTAAAGAACGCCTCGGCCAAACGTCCACCGCCCTGTCCGGAACCGATGAAGGCGTAGGAGGCAGCACCGAGAGATTCGTCACGTACGTCCTCGACATCGACGGGGACTTCAGCTTCGAGCGGGATGTCAGGTAGATTCAGGTCAGACATGTATCACTTCCTTTTGAAGACATTTTCCAGCTTGGGTGAGGCAGGCTTGTAGGTCTGCTTGAAGACTTCTTGGTCGACGGGCCACATGTCACCATTCGGTCCCTTACATAGGAAGTCTCCAGCTTTGGCTTCAGCCGTGTCGTTCTCGATGGTCTTGACCGTGAACGGCTCGTCCATCTGAACCGCATATGTCACGCCGACCTTCTTGAACTCCTGTCCATCCTTCTTTGGATCCGGGAGATCTTGATTCTTCGGGATGCTACCATCGTTCTCCCGGATGAAGACCTTGAGGATGCTGGGACCATCTCCGGCGACAGCTAGCGGCTCTAGCATCGGTTCGTCATCGTCAGGAATGAACCGGTTACCGACGTGAGCCTCAGAGACAAACTTCATGATCTTGTCCCATCCGTTTGGCAACTTCGGAAGTTGCGCAGCGGCAGATTGGTCGATGACGTCAGCCGAACCGTCCGGACGAAAGTGAAGAAGTTCCCCGTTGAAGTCACCAACTAGTCCCGTCTTGGCGAATGCACGCATCATCCGTTGCTTTTCAACCTGTGTGATCGGATACCGCTCGATCCGAAGATCGACGATATGCAGCTTTTTGCCACCCGCTTCTATATCGGCTTGAAGATGCGGCATCTCTCGAATGTCGAGCGGGTCCATATCGTGGCAGGCGTCCTGTACCTCAAATCCTTCGTGGCCGTTCCGTTCAGCTTCATCTTTTGCCCAACGCTTTGCCATCTCGGGATCGTTCGCAAACATCCATTTCCTCTGCTGATCAGACTTAAACGGCATCAGAGCTCGTTGTGAAGCCATTTGAAATGGAATTTCACCTGCCCCGTTTTCGTGATCAGGATCTTGAGCGGATCCGGGATCTCTCTGAAGGTCATGGCGATCTCCATAGCACCTGGCAGGAGCTTGGACTTCGGTTCCATAGAGATGGACTGGATAGTCTTACCAGCGATCTCGTCGGAGATTTTGCCTCCGGTGATCTCTGCTGGATCTTCCTCTTCGTCAGGAGTGGCGACGTCGGTCGCGAGCTCATCGTCAGCTTCTGGCTCGTCAGCCACCTGAACTTCCGGAGGTACGTTTCCACCTGGCTGCTTCACGCCGGTGGAGCCTTGTGGCTTTGTCGGGTTCTCTTCGCCCTTCCCGCCAGGCTTCTCCTTACTCTTCTTTTCGGCAGAAGCGTCGACGACTTCGGTGTCCTCTTTGTCCTTTGGGGCAGCCTCCATCATCTCGTGAATGTGATTGGCGAGCTCCTCGCGGATGATTCTCTCCAAAACTGATCTCTTGATTTTCATCCTGGACTCCCGTAGATATAGAGGACGGAACTTCTCAACTTAAGTAGCCCCACCTCTCGGGTTTAGACTTGAAGTGACTATTTCTCTTGCTGACACGACCACATGTCAGCCCAGTGGACCAACAACGCAAGCCCTGGTTCTTTCATCCGATATCCACGATTAGCTTCATCATACTGTCCGTCGTTCAGTCGGATCGCCAGATATTCGTCAGAAGTGACCTCAATCCCGTGCTTCTGGAGGATATAGAGGCCTCGTTCAGAGGTCGGCATCCAGACGCACTCTTTGTTTACCTCATAGAGCATGCCCTTTTGCCGGTGCCAATCTGACGGATTCGGGACGTAGTACGGCTGTTCACCATCTCCCACCTTCCCGAGATCGTGGAACGCCCCGACGAATATGAGGGTAGAATCAGTGTACTTCCCTGGGCAGAGTGCCTTTGACAGTTTGTTCAAGTTTCTGATTACGTTCAGAGAATGGATAAGGAGACCACCTGGGAAGCAGCTGTGGTAGTCATCCCTCGAGGAGGCTGGACACGTCGAATACTGCTGACCGACGGGACCATCCATCATCTTTCGAACCAGGTCCCTTCGCGGTTCGGGAAGGAAGTCGAAAAATCCCGTGAGACGTTCGGCAGCTTGGATGATCTCTTCTTCAGTCGGTTGCTTCGCCATAGCTTTTCCCTTCCTTTTCCTTGACCACGAATCCTGTCGCCACTTCCATTGCATCTGCCAGATTTTTCAATAGCTCCCGTTCGTCAGGGTGGAGATCAAGCACGATCTCATCGTGCACAGTGAAGATTATCCGACTCTGTCTATTCCTAATCTTCAAAATGTTGTTGACAACCTTCACCGCCACATTGAAGATTGACGAACTGTATGTCTGGCCGAAAAGTCCGATGATCTTGCCATCGTGGTCTCCCTTCTCAATCTTCACGACGTGACCGCCAGGAGTGATGAGGAAGCCGTCGATCCTCGATTGGTCGCTCAAGCGCTTCCTGAAGTCGGTGATTGGGGCGAACAGCACGTCTAGTTTCTGTATTCGTTCGGCGAGGACTGCTCTGGGAAGAAGCGTCTGTTTCTGGAGGGTCTCGGTCGATCCACCGTAGATGTGTGTGTAGGCGATCTTCTTTGTTGACACTCGCAGTTCTGGCGTCACTTCCCCCAGGATTGACGCGGTCCGAGTGTGAAAGTCTCGGCACCCACCGTAGAATTCGTTCAACTTGTCATCGCCTGTCGCCCTTACCAGACAACGGTAGTCAATAGCATTGAAATCAAATGTAGTGATTGTACCTCCATCGAACCTGCTAACGATCGCCTTGCGGCATACGCCATGTGGGATCGCCATGCAATTGAATCCACCCTCCACACGAAGCCGCCAAGTCTTCGAACCGACTGGACTTATCTTCGTCTTCGCGAAGCCGTTCTTCGTGTTTCCAATAATGTTCTTGAAAAAACTGTCCTCATGAGAGGCCAAGTCATTCCTCTTAAGCTGTGAGGCGACATACGTCTCGTCGATCTTTATCCCAGCTTTCTCGATGATGAGAATGTCCTGGTAGATCGGATACACATTCTTTTCGTAGTTGACCAAGTCCTTCTCGGTCAACCTCTCCCAAAGCTGTCTCATCGCCGAGAGTCGAGCGTACATATACTCGTGGCGAAGATCATCAGGGATCAACTCTCGGAGTGGGATCGTCTCCACATCCACCTTACCTGCAACAATGGCCTTGGTGTGCGCAGAGAAGCGTTTCTCCAGCTCAAGGTAATCCCCACGGATCGGGATATCGATGCTACGAACCAGGCGAGAGAGCTCTCCATCGTGGCTGTATAGTAGCTTAATGTCGTATACAGGACTAGGGTAAAGAGAGTCCTGTTCTACACCGAGAGCGAAGATCTTCCGTGAATCGAAACAGACTATACGTTCCGGAACTCTAACTCGGATAAGAGGATCATGTTTGCCAGAAGTAACGATTCCGTCCTGAAAGATCTCGTAATGATGGGAGCGATCGAGGTACCCATCGATGAATTTGTACATGCCACCATCTTATCATATGATGTGACGAGAGGTTTACTTCTTGGACGCCTTGGTCCCGAGTGGGTCAGTACCGGCGGAGTAAAGCTTGAGAGTCGTGGTGAAATCACCACGCGTGATGAGGTCTTCCTTCTCGGCGATGTTGAAAGGACCATCCCACTGCCTGACTCCAAACTCTATCCAAATGAGGGCGAAGACATCAAAGACGAAGTTCCCAATCATCGTGATATTCCCGTTGATGACGGGGGAGAAGAGTTGTACAGCCCCGACGAGCCTATTCTCCTTTGATGCCAGGTCGGCGTTCTCAACCTTTGCCTGCCGTGTCGAAGATTCGGTCAGAGCCCGACGCATGAGAATACCGGCCTGCTGCTCATCCATCACTGTGTCGAAGTTACAGTCTTTGACAAACGAGTTGGCGCGTACAAGAGAGACGAACGGGATTCCCTTGTCTTGAACGATCTTCTTAATGTTTGCCCTGGTCTGGTTCTCCTTCGGAAGCTTTTGAGAATCGTCCTTGGTAAACTTGGTAAACTCTCTGGTCGCATCGAAAATATGAAACGACACCTTCAACTTGCCACCGCGGTCCCGACGTTGGATACTTCGCATGTGGATCTGAGGGACGGTCGTGTCCTTGTCGTTCTTTCCATCCTTCCTGTCCCAGACGTGTTGCTGTTCGAACAAACGAAGGAACGAGTTAATGAAGTTATGAAGCGTCAACTGAGCTCCAGCTTTGATGAGTTCCCGAAAGTGTTTCTCTATGTCGTCAAGCGGGAACGTAAAGTCTGAGATAGGAGCGTCCTTCATGCTGGTCGAACCATACTTCGGAGCCGGAGTGCCGCAGCGACCGTTGAATCTCCCCATGAAGATTCCTTCAAGCTCATAGCCCAACTCTTTGTACGCCTCTTCGATCTTCTTAGCAAAGACGACGTCGAAGAGCTTTCCAAAGAACACGACCTTACCACCTTTTTTCCTGTCATTAGTGGCGTTTCCGGCCACGTCGTCCTGAAGCTTCTTTATCAAATCCTTAATTGGCTTTCCGTCGTAGGAGTTTGGATCGGTCTTCTCTTTGATCTTTATCTTCCCAGATTCTTTCTTCTGAGCATCGGTGGCCGGGTTCTTCGCGATCTCTGCCTGACGCAAGTTGAACTCACCATCTTCAAATCCCTTGATGACGAACTTGATCTGATTGTCCGGTTGGATGGTAAACGTATAGCTCGTCACGACGAATCTGACCTGTTGTCTTCCGGTGATGGCAACATCCTTGTTGGGATCGGAGAATCCCTCACCATTCAGAATACCGTTCTTGACTCCTTGGGATGATGACCAACCGTATTCAAGCGCGTGTACTGTACCGAGGTTGACTAGGGAAGACCAAGCATCATGTCCGTCAACTGCTGGTTCGCCAAAGACAACGTCGGGACGGTGGACCGTGAAGTTGAGTTCTACCAACCGGTACATGATCAGTCCACGTGGGTTCTGTGACTTGATAGAGATGCGTTCCAGCGACACTGGGGGACGCTCCCGGAACCTGAATTCGGCACCCACTTGTGCTCCGAATTTCGGTGGCTCGACGTATGCAAGGCTGAGGGGGAATTCGGAATACCCATTGGACAATGGACTGTTTTTGGCTTTCCCTGTCGACGGATCGATCTGCCAGATCAAGATGTACGGGACAGACTGAGCCTTCTCAGCCGGAAGGATCCCTTCAAGAAGTTCAACGGCCGCCTGAGAGACGAGCGCGAACGGCTTATCATCCTTCCCCTGAACCTGAAAATGTTCTGGATTTTCGTAAGGCATGCATCACCCCAACAGCTTATCAAGGACGTCCTTCACAAAGACAGGGATCCTAAGCACACGTCCTGGTACCAGACCACCAGACGCGAATGGATAGTTGATTCCGTTGACGAGGGCGATCACCCACCAGTATTGATCATCACCGAGAAACTTGGCAGCAACATGGTCAAGTCGATCGGCAGCCTTGTAGACGTACTCAGTCGTCTTGACCCCTTGGAGGAGGTCGACATTCTTTAATCCCGCGGCCGCCTTGGGAAGGATGAAGCTCTTGTAGTGCTTCCCATCGACCAATCCAGTATCGCTGTGGCGACTCTTAGCCATCGATTACTCCTCTGTCTCGTCTTTGGCTTTAGCCAGAGTGTTGTATCGAACAGGTGCACCCGTGCCGAACTGCCGGAAGGCCGTCGAATCAACAAGGACCTCACCATCAATCTGGTTAGCCTCGTACAATCCATCGCTATTGATCAGACCCATACCGCCAAACCTTCCCTCAGCTCCACGGCCGATTGGGAGATCGTGCAGGACGGTGAACGTAAGAGTGACCTTGACCTGTCGAGGAAGCTTGTAGTTTTCTTTGAGTTCCCAGAGTGACTCTGAGTAATCGTAGTCGAGACTCTCGATGATCCCGGGTAAACCACGTCCACCCTCGGGACCGACAGCGTTGACAAGATCACCGACTCGCATACGAACGACCGGTCCAGACTTGTACACAAGATTGTTGTCGTACTCAGGGTATACCATCGAAGAAAGCCAGTGCAGCTTCTGATAAATAGTCCTCACATCTTCTGGACCAAACGCGTGTAGCTCAAAGCTCATGTTGATCGTGCGCGTGGTCGACATATACGTAGCGACAGGATCGACACGTCCGTAGTACTGCGCCTTGTTCCACTCAGGAGCAAGACCTTCTGTCAGGCTCGTGATTATCGGTCTGAAGTACACTGTCCTGTAGACATTCCCGACGGGACGGAGGTCCGTAAAGCAAAGAGGCAGGTACACTGAATCTGGAGACGTCTCATCCCCCGGCCCTCCACCTGGACCACCCTGGAACGTCCGGAAACCGAACTTATTATCTCCACGTAGACGCATCGGCATGACACCATTCTCGAATGCCATCCCCCATTTCTTGAGCAGGTCTTCCTTTGACTTTGGAGGATTCAGACCGTTCTTGGCGACTGAACTGATGGTTGCGGCGACATTGTCGAAGGCCGCAGAAAGTCCTCGCGAGAGACTCTGCCTCGGAGCGATGCGGGCGATGGCATCGTTGTTCGGACCGTACCCCGGATTCGGTCCCACGAGGTTCTTGCCAGTGGTGTTCCCCTTTTCAAACGTCTTGTCAAGGACGGCATCAACGAGTTCGCCGATCTGGACTTGGCGCTCCTCTGTCTTCCCTTCCTGGTTGTCCTTGTTCGTCTTGTCGAACGCCCCGATACCACCACCGCCGAGGTCCAGAGCCGGCAGAAGAAACTCACTGCTTCCCGGAGGGGGAGCCATCAACGCTGGATTCCAGACGGTACCGTAGACGTTCTGGGCGAAGAGACCTACTTGTGTGAGTGCGTGGAGGGTGATCTTGCCTGGACTGATGCGGAGCTGGCGTTCCACCTGGCGGGCGTACATGAATGGATCGCCAGAGAGCGTACCTGGATCTGCCGCTCCAAGAAGTGGAGAGTACGTCTCTCCCAGGATAGAGTAACCAGAATTCGGTGTCGCCAGTGGATTGACCAGCTTCGGATCTGGAGCTTCCTGAGGAGTGCAGTCAAGCTTGTTGTCGAGTGGTCCGTACTTCACCTCAAAGTCTGGAGGTTCTACGAACGGCGGTGGACCCGGTGGCGCAGGCTTCGGCATGATGATTTGATTCGAAGGAGGAATCACGAACGCTGGAGGAGGAGGAAGCGCGGCCGGAATCGACTTTGTAGTCAACGGGAGCGGAGGAAGCAGTCCGGGGATGCTCCGCACGGTCGCCGGCGGCGGGGGAAGTACGTGAGGCAGAAGATTGACGGTCGCCGGAGGAGGTGGCAACGCGTGAGGCAGAAGATTCGTGGTCGCCGGCGGTGGTGGCAACGCATGCGGCAAGAGATTGACGGTCGCCGGCGGTGGTGGAAGCGGAGTCGGCAGAATATTGACGGTCGCCGGAGGAGGCGGAAGGATCCCTGGGATGGAAGCTGGCGGCGGTGGTTCCGGCGGAAGGACCGCCGGAACGGAGAGGATCACCTTTGGAGGATCCGGGATGGGATCGATCGGGTCTAGGACCACCGCTGGAGGAGGCGGGAGGGCGCTCGGTGCGCTCAGTTCCACCTTGGGTGGAGGTGGCAATGGGGCAGGCTTGGAGAAGGTAAGGTCGTGGTTCGGCAGGTCCAGCTCAAGTGGACTCTCTTTGACCGGGTCATACGGAGAAGCGGCAGTGTCGGGATTCTTCGCCCGAGTGCCGAGGAACTTACCGAGTAGTTCTACTTCATGAGCCATATTCTATCCTCAGCTAGTACGTGCCAGTCTTGCCAGGTGACGTCCGACCAGACCACCGTCAAGGTAGACATCTCCCGCCACTAGCGTAACCTTGTCACCTGCAGCCGCAGCCGTCTTCTTTTTGTCTGCGAGGTTCTGTTTCGTTCCAGGAGGTGCTTTCCCAGGTGCGGCGACGCTACCACTTGAGAGATCCATCTCTGGAAACACCATCTCGTTCTTGGCAGGAGATATCGGCGCAGCTGGTGTAACCCTTCCACCAGTGAGATCCAGCTCAGGCATACTCATTACGCCCTGTGATTTTCCTCTCTTCCGAAGTCCCTCATTCTTCGTAGCTTCGATACGGTCTAGCTTCGCTGTGACATCGTTCCCGATTGACGTCCCGATATCGGCACCAAACTTGACGACTCTGTCGAGCCAGCCAGGTTCTTTCTTTACATCATCCTTGGGCCCATCTTTGAAAGAATCACCGAAGAACGGGATCTTCGAAAGAGCCTGCTTCCAGAAACTTACGATCAGATCGGCCTGCGTCGTAATAAATTTGAAAATGCCAGTGAAGACATCAACAACCACAGTCTTGATGCTTGTGAACATTCCAGAGATGTATATGCCCAATTCTCCCCAGAGATATTTGATATCTTTAATGGTCGGTTCAACCAACTCGTAGAGAAACCCTCCGACGTCGCTGACGAACCCGGCAAATTCCTCCGCGTATTCGATCATAAGCTGGATGACAGTGAGGAACTGATCGAAACTAGTCATCATGTCGTCGATGTACTTCAAGACTGCCGTCCCGAAGAATTCACCTAGAGTTCCGTCTCCTCCGAACATCTTCAGAACTGGATCCAAGATCTCGCCAATCGTCCTACCGATAGGATAAATTACCTTCTCGAGGAAAGGAGTGAAAATTATCGATAGCCGCTCCGAAATGCTGTCGAACTTCTCCATGATGCTTGTCGCTAGCCCACCAACGTCTTTCTTAAAAGCCTGGACTGCTTCGTAAGCCACATATACAGCTGCTGCAATGGCGGCTACAATGGCAAGAAGTGGTCCAAGACCAATGCCTAGAACACCAGCTCCACCAGCTCCTGCTCCAGCGGCTCCTGCTCCAGCGGCTCCTGCTCCAGTCGCTCCTGCTGCCACCGCAGCGGGCGCAGCAGATGCCACCGCAGCGGGCGCAGCAGCTCCCGCACCAGCTACTGTTCCGATTGCCTTGAATAGATCGAAGGCACTCTTCCCGAATTGACCAACTCCTAGCATCATCTTAGCGAACTTTGCCCCAGCAAAGAGAGCGAGGATTACACCCATGTTCTCAGCAAGACTGCTGAAGAATCCGATAATAGTATCTTTCTTTTCGTAGATGAGACCGAAGGCCTTCTTCACAAGGTCATAGAATACCTTGAGCGTCGATGTCACACCATCGATGAGCTTGTCTAGTCCTTGTCCACCAAGAAATTCGTCGATCCTCTTGAAGAGAGTACCCAAGTCTGCAGCCACAATCTTCAGGAAATCCTGAAACTTAGAACTATTGGCAACCTTTTCAATCACCTTAGCCAACCGGGCGAACATCTCGGTCATAACTCCACCGAACGTCGTGATCTTCTTCGTCTTATCACCGACTTGGCTAGAGAGACCAAGGAATCCAGCTAGCGGTTCAAGAGCCTTAGTGATAACTCCAGTGAGACCATCCCAAGCTCGCCTAAAGTTGAAAAGGGTCTGGGCCGTCATCGATAGAGCATTTCGGATACTACGTTCCTGATTCTCCTTCTCACTCCCAGCCTTCTCACGTGCCTTGGCCACCTCTTCAATCGTCTTCCCTTCCCTGATAGCCGCCTGGACTTCCTCGTCTGAGATGGCGAGTGTCTTGGCGAGAAACTTCACCTCCTGTGGCATTAGGTCCTTCATCGTCCGACCCTGGGCCAACATAGACTGTCGTACCTGCTCAAATCGCTTTGAAGGATCCTGCTCGAGCATGAGGTCGAGAGCATTGATGGAGGTACCAAATGTGCTGTTCATCTTGGCCGATGCTTCCGCGGCCCCCTCGAACGTATCTGTGAGATCTGTGAAGGCTTCCAGAGACTTCAGTGACACACCCAACTTGGCGGCATACTTGGCCGTGTCAGTGAAGGTCTTCCGTCCAGCCTTCCCGAAACGAGCCATGAATCCCATAGAACCAGCGATCTCTTTCGAGAACTTGGCAACACTCATCCCTGATTCGTTAGCTCCGTCTCTCAACGCTTCCGTGAACTCGGCTGTCTCCTTCCTGCCATCTGCAAACGAATCCGTTTGGATACTAATAGCCCGATAGAACTTTCCGACCGCTTCGGTTCCTACGCCAGTCGCCCGTCCGATCTCCCACGCAGACTTGGCAAACTTGTCAGTCTCAGCATTGACAAAGCCAAGTCCTTCAGAGAACTCACTGTATGCCTTGAATCCTTCTCCGATGTCGCCACCAGTCAACGACCGGATCTGTCCGTCAAGAGCTGAAGCTGTCTTGGTAGCTGTCTTGATATCCTGAGTGAACGCTCCCATTTCAAGTCGGAATGTTCCGGCAGCCTTTGTCGAACGCTCCTGAAAGTCGTAAATGTGCTTGAGCCCAGCGATCGCTTTATCAAACGACCAGCTCGTAACAGCCATTCCAAAGTTGACGGCCGCGGCAGAGAGACTCTCTACGGCGTTGAGTACCGAACCACCTATGACCTTCCCAACGGCACCAGCAATCATCTTAGAGCTAGTGAGTTGCTCGTTCATCTCCCCAAGCTCTTTGTTAATTTCCCCGATCTTTTCCTCGGTCTTCTTGAGTTCCTCGTTCTCTTCTTTGGTCCTCTTAGTGGCAGAAAGCTGAAGAGCTTCAAGTCTTTCTTGAAGTTTGATTCTGTTCTTCTCCATCTCGTTGATCTTTTTCTGGATCACAGCGTACTTCTGAAGACCCCGAGACAGTTCTGGAGCGATCTTGGCAGCAGAACGTAGCTTGGCTTCAAAATCGGAGACGTGGTCTCTGGCCTGGAAGAAGCTATCAACGTCGACCTTGAGTAGCTCACCCCCAAGTGAAGACAATTTATCGAGCTTGACGCTGATATCACCCAGCAACTCGTTGTAGGCCTTGAGCTCTTTTAGGTTTGTGGGTAATCGTGCCATTCTCTATTCTCCGAGAGATCAACTACTTCTTGCGCTTGGCTTTGTCAAGCTCTTGTTGCTTCCTCTCGTTCTCCTTGATCACCCTTCTGACCCACCACTTCCTGACTGACACCGGCATATCCCATGCCGAATCGTATTCGACTCGGCAATAGTATGTCAGCTGAAAGATCTCTTCGTATATGTACTCGAGATCCTCAGGCCGCAGGCCAAAAGAACTCGACCCCCAGAGGGATCGTCACCTCCGTCTCATCCCCACAAGAGGGACACGAGAAGAGTTGCTTCATCTCTACACCGGGGGCAACCGCGTCCATATGAAGACGAAGGGCGCGTGAATCACGAGCAGGCATGTTCCTGATTAGCGATGTGATCTTGTTACGATCCGTCTCTCCGTCGATGGCGACGATGGAAGTGAGCAGTCGCATTGTCACGACCGAGTCTCCCTGTCCAAGCTTCTTCATCTTCTCGAAAATGGCCAGGAGCTCCGTTTCATCGGCGCCTGTCGTCAACTTGAACGATACCGTCTTATTCATTGTCGGTAGCTTGAAAGAAAACCTATTCTCTCCTTCCACGAGAGGATCCTCTCCCATCTGCTTGACGGGTAGCGTAGCAAGATCGAAGATATGATCGACGCTCTCATTGCATACAGGACACTCGACCTTCGTCTTGTACTCATTTCCGTAGCCAGTGATCCTAATGGCGATCATGATGGCATTTCGGTCTCCTGAGAGAAGCTCTCCCGTCTGGACCGTCTTGTCCAGGATGCAACTCTTCAGGAGGGCATCAACAGCCTTCCCCTGCTTGATCAGGGCCCGAGACGTGAGGATATCTTCCTCTCTGGCAGTCATCGACTTGATCTCAACGACTTGTCGGTTGTGGAATGGATGTCCCGAAGGGTATACCCGTCCTTTGCTCGGAAGAGGGACCGCCGCGGCCGGCGGTACGTATCCCTGTTCTCCAGGCTGAGCGACTGTGGGTGTGGAAAGTGACACTTTCTCTTCTGACATGACGACTCCGATGTAGGTGGAAGTTCTGGTTCTTGCTCAGATAAATAGAGGGTCGGACAGCTTTCTTAGCCATTCGACCCTCCAGGGCAAGACTTAGAATGTTATATATGACCCGATAGGGACTCGAACCCTAAACCTCCCAGGTCATTAGTCTGGGTGCTCTTCCATTTGAGCTATCGGGCCGAAAACTGGTGGGAAGGGTAGGGATTGAACCTACGACCTCCGGGCTATTCACCCGGCGCTCTACCTGTCTCTGAGCTACCTTCCCGTAACTGGCCCGCGGTGTCAGGTGCCGTGCCAGACATCAACCCCCTTTCGGAGGCTCTCTAACCTTGAGATACCCGCGGATGAATTGGGTGGAGGAGGGTTCGAGCCAACGTTTTCATGGGTTCAGCATGCTGTCTTTGTGTAGACGACCCACCCGGTACAAAATTGGTGCAGGAGGATGGACTTGAACCACCGACCCCTCTAACCTTGCGGATAGTAGTGCTCTTTCTCTGAGCTACTCCTGCGAAACTGGAGCCCAAGGCTGGTACTAACCCAGCTGCCTCCCAGTTAAATACTGGGCGCTCTATCGGTGAGCTACTTGGGCATGAAAGTATTATATCACATCACTTTAACAGTGGGAAGTTCGAAAAGTACTTCCGAAGCTTCTTCCGCGGACCCGGCACCACACCGATGGCCATGAGCTGCCCAGTCCAGGGCGCGTCAGGTTCGAAGATAAGCTTGTGGGGGATCCCGGCCTTGAAGAGCTCCCAGCCAAGGGCCTTGAGTTCTTCTTCCGTCTTCGTCACCAGGGCGAAGGCGAATGTACCGGAGTGTACATTCCCAGGGGAACTCTCACCGGCAGCGTGGATCAGTTGTGCTGCCTTTACACCGTGTGGAAGGTCAGCCCGAGTGATGCAGTAGTGGGCTATTACTTCTTCACGATTCTTCTCCACCAGCTTCCCAGCTTGGAGTTGAACCGCAATGTTCGCCGCAATGGTTTGAATCGTTCATATCCATACCTATGGTTCTACCGGCGTAATTGCCGGTGACTACCATTATAACTCAGGTTTGTGGCCAGAAAAGGTGTCCGCAAACAATCCCGACGATGAACGGGACGACCGGATGGTTACGGGCGAAGTTCAACGTGATCTCAGAGATCGTGTCTCCCGGGGTCGGGTTGACGGCAACGACGATGTCCCAGACGATGAGTACGATGACGGCGACGACCATGACGATGACGGTGACGAGCTTGGTACTGATGATCATATTCCAGTTCCAGGTGCCATTGGCATGCTCTTCTGCGCCATCTTCTCGATGGCGGCGGTGGCAGAAGCGGGAAGTCCAGCCTGGTCCAGGGCAGCGATGCCCAGGGCCAACCAATCTTCAGGGGTAAAGCTGTTGACGGCACCACTGCTCAGAAGCTTCTCAACAGCCGCGTTCGGCTGTTCCACGGCTTCTTTGAGGATGAATACTTCCGTGAGGAGTGGCACGTGCTACCTCTTAGTACTGGAGGGTGGCGTTGTCGAAGCGGAGGGTGAACGCGATCTCGGCGTTGTCGCTCGAGGCGTAGTCCAGGTCTCCCCAGTTGATGTCCTGCGGCCAACCACCTTTGATGTCCCAGAACTCGACAACAGTTCCCTGCGGATCCAGGAGCTTGAGGGTGAAATCCTTCTTGTAGAAGGAGGCGTAGCCCATGCGGCCAGTGAGAGGCTCGTAGTTGAGGCGAAGCCAGTCCATGACCTTCTGAGCTGCCGAAGGGGCGACAGGATCGTGCATGGTGACAGCCATCGGATTCCACGCCATCTTGCCAGCCAGGTAGCGCTTGGCGTTAACGTAGTCGACCACCGTCTCTTCAAAGGTGGCCTGCGGGCGGGCCGTGGTCTTCATGACGAAGGCGTCGAGGCCATCGATCTGTAGGATCCAGCGGAACTTCCTCTTCGGCTCGTATGTATTCGCGAGCAACTGTGCAACTTCAAGCGTTTCAGCTGGCATTTTCTTTTCTCCTCATTTCTGGACCTGAATCACACCGACCCAGTTCTAAGTATCGGGAAGATTCCTTTTGGGTCTCATTTCTAGAATTTCGTGGGTCGCTCGGTTCTAGAGGTACTCGATAAGTGCGTTCGCCAGTTGTACCTCTACGAAGCCTCAGTCGATGCTCGTGACCTTCGCATTCCCGACCGCTACAACCCAGATGCCTGTGACTTGCACGATCGGGCACGGAGGAGGGATCAGCTGGAAGCTTCCGGATAGCATCTTGAAAGAAAAATCCGTCAATGAGGCGGATGCCCCAATCTTCACGTAGAGCTCGGAAGACGAGTTATTGAAGATCCAGAATGAATTTCGTTCTGGATTGGGTGTAAGCAGGGTGACAGTCGTGGCCGAAGCGGCGATCGACGATCCAGACACCGAGTTCGCATATAGCATATCAGCGGGCATAATCTTCCTCCAAGTTCATATAGAATTAGAGGCGAACCAGAGCTTTGGGCCAGACTTTCAGGCTTCTCCGTCCGGAAGGACGAACATACCAAGTCTAGCCATGCGACGTTCAAGAGCCGGAGACCTGTTCTGGAGCCAGGCCTGGTGGACAGACCAGGCATCCAACCCCAACGCGTCGCAGGCCTCTCTGACACCCCTCAGCGCCCTCTGGAGGAGGACTACGTTGGTAGCTAGGAAGCCGTATGGATCCGGATACCTGCGGGACAATTCTGAGTATGCAGAGGAGCTCAGACCTGCATAGTAGGAAGAGGAGATCCCTCTCTTCTTCATCCTCTCCTCGAAGAAGCCGGAGACGAAGAGGGACCGGTCGCCGACATCTTTTAGGACGATAGTTCTCTCTTGGTACGCGCTCTGGAGCATCCTCACTCCTAGAGGTTCCTCTTCGTACGGGACCTTGCCCATCTCGTCGAGGAGGAAGACAATGTAGACTTCGACGGAAGGCTCCACAGTCATCTTGAGGTCTCGGAGTGACTCAGCCAGCAACCTCTGGAAGAACGGGCGGAGGTCGCCGGTGACATCGATCAAGGGGTGAACTCAGTGACGAGGGCGTTTCCAGCTGGATCCGAGACGTTCCAGAGACCAGTCACGACACCCGTATAGGTCGGAGGCTGCAGCTCCCAGAAGTCCTGTGCAGAGAGCTTCACTGTGAACATATTGGTGGCAGCCCCGGTGCCGCAACGGAGGTAAAGGGTTCCAGTAGATTCGTTGAAGATCGTCAGTCCCATCCTGGTCAAGTTTCCACTGGCGATGATGACTGCCGACGTGGAATTCGGGATTGCTTGAAGGTCGCCAGTATTCGGCTGCGGTGTGGAAAACGATCCGGAGATGGCGCCTAGATTGAATGCGCCTGACGCGAACTGAACCGTTAGCACCCCGGGGTCGGAACCAGAGAAGATTGGCCTGACTATCAGCCCGATTTCGTCCGACCGTGGAGGTCGGTTGATCATCGAGTCCGCGAACCATGACATTGATTATCCTTTCACCTCCAAACAATTCATTCTTTTTCCGATGTACAATAGAACGTAGCGGTTGCGTAGCTACCTCCAAAAGGCTCATTATGTTCAAGATAAATGCGAATTTCCATTCCGCAGCTTGATTTAAGGACCGTACTTGAAACGTAATCCCAATCTAAAACGACGACGCCAAATGGCGTTCCTCTCCATCCAGAACCACCAATTGCGTCGTATGCAGGATACGACTTAACAGCTTCGTTCTGGTAGTCTCTCATAGTCTTGTACTTTACTGGATTTCCGAGAGGTATCTTTGTTCCTGGCGGCAGTGGTCCGCCATTTGTCGTGAGCAATTGCGGAGCAAAGACATCGACAAAACCGTATGGTTGGAAAATAACGCTATCTTTTACTATCACGTTGCTCGAAAATTGTACTTCGGCGAAGTCTAATCGAATAACATTGCCAGAATCTGGTCTTATAGTGAAGATACTACTGGACGCATGATGATACGTCACCTGTACCTGATCACTTCCACTTAGCTGAGAATTAAACGTGATCGTACCAGAATTGTAATTTACAACGTAGTCACCACCCGCGCCGACATGAGGATCTTGTTCTGCTTTGGGAACACCGTTTACCTTTACGACAACTCTGTAGCTGTTGCTTCCATCTGTGAGGTAATCTTCATGCGTAATCTTGCCGTGGTACGTATCGATGATATCAATAAACGACAGTGAATAGTTCAGTCCATTACCTGAACCGCTAGCCACTTCGTCAACAATGCGTGCTGAGGCTTCGGTCCATGTCGTCTTGTCTGTCCAGTCGTGAGATATGAACGTTTTCTTGGGTATGTTGGACTTTTCCGCAGTCACACGTTGTCTGCCATCTATGTTAGATGATTGAATTGTCGTGACAATAGATTTGTATACCGCTTCAAACTCAGACGCATCTTCCTTGTTGATTCCAAAAGTTCTGTACACTGAACCGTCAATGGCGACAATGTTATATGACTGTCCCTCATCTTCCCACACGAATCGCAAATTCGCGTTTGTACCATTGATCCACTTTTTGAACTCGTCCCAACCAGTCGACGTCATATCAATGATGACGCCGTCATTTATCCTAATCGTCATGGGGTCACCAACTGTATAAGTAAGTCGAACAATCTATCCTTAGACACCGTACCGCCGGAGTACTCAACTGCCAATAGTGTTCCGGACGGAAATGCGATGGCGCCAGGTTGATAGTTTGTCTCAAGCTGATTCTTATTAGAGATGTCGTTGTGATAAGCAAGCTGGATATTGCCAAGAATATCGACAACGCCAGTATTCGGAGAATTATCTGTGATACTCTGGATTGAAGTGAGTCCAAGATCTCCGCTTTGAAACGTAAATCGGAAGCGACTACCAACTATCGAACTCTTTGGAATGGAGAACGTTCCGATACGTCCCGCCACGCTTTTCTCGTTCGTATACGTCACAGTAATCACGACGGATGCTCCGGCAGAGCTGAAGGCCGTCGTTACTTCAGCTTCAGCGACGCCACTCCACTGCGGATACTCGTATGATTCATCAAATGTGTATACACCAGTTAAGACATTGTACGATCCAAGTTTTTTCACGGAAACAATTCGCGACTTTGAATCTTCGTTCTGAAACGAACTGAACCTAATCAGCCATCCGTTAAAACCAGCAGGGACAGTGTACTCCATCACACGCTTATACGCGTTTTCCAGAATTGCCCCATCAGACTTTTCGAAGTTCATGTTAATAATAAGCGGAAGCGCTTGTTGATTAGCTGCGATGACAACGCCAATATTTCCATTTGAATCAAGATTTAAATATTGTACGTCGCCAGATGTTGTTACGCCACCAATCAATACTGGATTTGTAGTACCTTGCGTACCGGTAACATGCGCCCCTATGATTTTAAGATTTGACTGATCAGACGCGATCACAACTGGAATTGACGCTGACGTTGCCTTCTGTCCGACTGTCGGAGTTGAAGATCCTAACCACTGTCCGATCGAGATAGGAGCCTCGATTCCAACGGAGCCTGTGACTGTCTGCACAGACGGAAAGTTAGAAATAGTTACAGGACCACTGAGACCCACAGAACCTGTTATGGTTGGAATCCAGTTTGACCCTGAAATTACCCACGGGGAAGTTCCCTGGGTGACACTCTGCGTCGCGGGGAAGTTCGAGACAGCAACTGGACCTGATAGCCCGACTGTTCCAGTAATCGGACCGCTGAGACCTACTGATCCAGTGATTGTTTGAATTACTGGGAAGTTTGAGATGGCGACGGGACCACTCAACCCAACACTTCCCGTGATCGGAATAGGATTCAGTGACGAAACTGGCTGTCCACCGACAAGGAGACCAATGACAGATCAAGTGACGACTGTCGTTACAGATCCCGAAATAGTCAGTACTGAACCCGTTACTGGAACGGGTGTCTGATCATTCGCTATTGTTACAGGAAGTGAACCACTGGATGCCTGCTGTCCGATCAGCGGAATGTCACCATCGGAATCATAGATTACTGATCTCGGTCCATTCCCGCGACTCATCATTCACCCGTTTCTTTACGAGATCTCTGTAATCCTAACCACGCCAGTAACGGAAACCGCAGAGAACGAATCAATCCTTCCCTGGTATCCAAACGGGATCTCGTAATAGTCGTCTTTTGCGAGTTGCGTCGTATAGTCATTGAGAGAAGCAGAAACCCCCAACTTTACATAGACATTCTTATTCGTATCATTGTACAGAGTAATACCTAGTCTATTCGGATTTGCCGAAACGAGTATGACGCTGGCGCCTGCACTTGCCGATACAAATGATACTGAGGCTGAGAGCGCAGTGATCTTCGTGTCAACCTTGTTGGTTACAACGATCGAACCTGTTACTGTCGGGATCCAGTTAGAGCCAGATACAATCCACGGCGTAGTACCCTGCTGAGAGATTACAGAACCAGTTACCTGAAGGGCACCAGAGACAGTACTGACGCCGTCAATGTTGACGCTTCCGGTGATCGTTACGACGTTCGTTACGATCGTCGAAGTAGAACCTGTGACATTAACTACACCAGCAATTCCGACAGAACCAGTAACAATCAGATTACCAAATGCATCTACATGGGCAGCTTGAAGTGTACCATCTGCGCCGATGAATCCTGCCAGCGATGCAGATACCGGCAGACTTCCGCTCAGTCCTCCGGCATGCGAGGAGCTAATGACGGATACGTTGACAACGCCACTAATACCTACAGAGCCAGTAATGATCTGGTTGCCGAAATTATCTACATTCGCGTATTTGAGGAGACCACCAGGATCTCTAAAGCCCGCTAGAGAGGCCGAGACAGGAATTGAACCGCTGACGCCACCAGAGTATTGATCTACGAATGACACTCCAATCGAACCTGAGATCGGAATAGGATTGGCAGATGAAACTGGCTGCCCACCCACGAGGAGACCGGCCACTGATCCCGACAGCGCCAGGACGTTTTGAGTTGCCGGGAAATTTGATACGTTTACGTCAGCAGCTTCAGAGAGGGATACAGATCCAGTTACGTTCTGTGGATCCACGTTTATTGAATGAATAGGCATTTTGTTTTCTCTCCCCTCTCATGCTGTAAGGATAGCCAATGTCGGCCACCATCTTTGAAACTGTCACAACTAGACTTTTCCGTTACTCGCCGAAGCTAACGCCTGCGTTCGTGATGATGAACGAGAGGTCGATGAATTCAGCGCTCTTGGTCGGCTCCAGGAAGATCTTTCCAGTCATGATGTTCCGGTCGATCAAGTCGTTGGTGTTCGTCGAGGTGTCCATGACAACCTTGAACCGGTTGATTCCCTGGTCTTGGCGGATCTTCTCCAGGATCGGGTTGACTGCGTTCAGGAACCGCTGCCAGGTCTGGGGGTTGTTCGGCTCGAAGAGCAGAAGCTTAGCGGCTGCTGCGATCGTCTTCTTGGCGAAGATGAGGAGCCGACGGACGTTAATCCGATCAAGGGCAGACGGCAGCGCCTGGAGTGTCTTCTGTCCGAAGACCACGATCCCTTCGTTCGGGAATGTGGCGATCGGATTGATCCTGCTGTCGTACAGGTCATTCCGCTCGCTGAAAGTCAGGCGATCGACGACGTCAATGATGTCGAACTGTCCGAGACCACCGCGGTTGAGACCGGCCGGTGCGAAGAAGACTTGCCCGACACGGTCGCTAAATGCGATCGCTCCGAGAATGGCTATCGACGGGGCGACCCTGATGATCTTATTGTTCGTCCTGTCATTCAGCTTCAGATCAGGGTAGTAGCAGGCTGAGTAGTTGTCGTCCAGTTCCCGGGAGGAGAGCTGACCGATGACTTCGGCAACGGTCGATCCGGTGACGTCCATAACGTACATGGTGTCCCGACGATCGTTAACGACCGAGCGAGCCTTGTCTGTGACCTTGAGATTGTGGACTCCAGGAACCGCCAGGATGTTCATATCGAACGCGTCAGGGTTAGCGACTGTATCCAGGGCTCGCTTAGCAGAAACGACGCCGATGTCTGTGTCATCTGCCACGTTGGTCAGGTAGAGGGAGTCTGCTACGCGGATGTCAAATCCGTCGAACCCACCGATCATCGGTAGATTGAACCGGTAGAGCGAGGCCGAGGCAAAGACGGCCTGGTGTTGCTGTGAAGCGGGAACGGCCGGGTTGTACGACCAGACCTGCTTCCCGTTGAAGTAGGAAGAGGTGAGGAAGGCGAGCGAGAAGTCGGCATCAGCTCCGCGCAGGGTCTGAGTGTTGTTCGGGAACGCCTTCATCCTGTCGTCGATACCACCAGACACGAAGGAAATTCCGAACGAGATGTTCGGATCGAGGTTTCCGTTCCGATCGAATTGGTTGATCGTCAGCACCATGTCAGGAACGTCGGCGAGAGGGCCAGTGAAGAGCTCCTTCTCGTAACCACGGTGACCCCATGGAAGAGCCTCGGCCGGAGCATTGGCTGCGGTATCAAGCTCGACACGAATGTGCTTGGACTTGTTGGGGAAGTTTCCCTGGACGACGAACTTTCGCTGGGCCGTGTCGAAGACCTCGTTGACCTCTCCGACCTTGCGTGGAAGGAAGTTCTTGGAGGAAGGATCAAGGTTACAACCCACGAAGGTCTCGAGGGTGATCACTTTCTGATCTGTGTCGGAGAACCGACGGACGACCAGATCGAACGTGCCATAGGCGGTAGCCAGTGGCGACGGGGAGGGCTTAACGTTGGCGACCATCACCTTGATGTCGTCGTTTGTCGCCTTTCCGTGCGAGAGGGTGTGGAACCGGAAGAGGTTGAATTCCATTCCACCGATCGGCTGAGACTTGACCCAGGCTGTAAGACCACCTTCGAAGTTCCTGGTGAAAGCTGTCGTCGAACCACTGATTCCTACCGCTGACCAAGAGGCCGAGGTCGCTGGAACGGCGTAGCTGAAGTTCTGGTAGAGGTAGTGTCCGTACGTGGTGAACTTTGTCGGATCTGTATTGAGGACCTTCTCAATGTAATTCGAGGAGTTCTTGCTGAAGGAGGCAGTGGCGGCGAAGATCACACCAGACGAGCCGGTCAGCTTGACGACGAAGTTGTTGGCGTCGAGCGCGACACCAGTGATCGTCAGGGCGGCGAGTGTTCCAGTGTGGTGGAGAACGGCCAGAGCCTTTCCGAGAGAGGCGGAGACGTCGCTAATCGCCTGAATCGCCGTGAGGCCGCCGGCAGCGTTCATTCCGTTCGCAGTCGTAGTACCATCATCGTGGCCA